TGTGCGCCTACAACCAACTGAACATCATCAAATAATGTTCTTACTTCATACAAATTAGGATCTATTCCTATTTGTTGTACTGGCTGTATAACATCATTAACTCTCTGACCAGCTGCTAAAGCTTGTAGTTCAATAACTGCATTAGCTGGGTGTGTTGCTAATTTATTCTTATCTTCATCTTCTAACATACCAGCTGGTGCAGCATATTTAGGTCTGTTTGCTCTTCTGTGTTCTCTTAAAGATTGCCTTGCTCGATTATATTCGTTTTGCATAGGCATTAATAATTTTATATCAGATGGTGGATACAATATATCTTTATGTTCTACTTCATTAAATACTAATGGAAATATTGGCCAAAAACATTCAACCTTTACATCTGGAGATGATGGCTCTCTAAGAAAATCATCATAACCATCAGCAATACACATTTGTAAACCACTTTTTATATCGTAAATTTCAAATAGTAAAACTAATCCCTCTTTTTCATTAATATCTATCTCAGTATATGACGATCTTTCGTAATTAGATCTGTCTGACATTAATCGACCTTTCATGTCATAAGATCTGTATTTATTTTTTATATCAACGCCATATATTTCTTTTATTTCATCTGGCGTAACATACATTTCATGCGCAATCCAGTTTGCACCAACAAATCCTCTTAATTGTCTACATTTAGGATCAATTATGATTGCATCAGATTCTGGAAAATCAAATGTTAATCCCTCTCTCATTATAACCATTGGCTCTTCTAACAATGCTTTTAACGATAATTGCAAAGCTTCTATTTGCGCATCATCTCTATCAATTGTGCCATCTGCTGCTTCTGAAGCTATTCTATACAGATAATCAATTTGCATTTGTACATCATGTATTTTATTTGAAATTTCTGGCATACGATCCATGTCTCTTTGGAAGCCAATTTTTACAAAACCTACTCCTGTAGTAACTACACGCCTTACTAAAGCTTTCATTTGTGATTTAAATGACGGCTGTTGTTCTGCCATAAAATAATGAAAAAGTTGTTCTAATGTTTTTGCAACATTATCTAACATTTTTCTATGAGTTTGACCTTGTTCATAATCACTTACAACAGCTGCTGCTTCAGCTGGTGGTGGTAATTGATTATCTTGTGCTGTTGCCATAGCTTCATAAGCTGTAGCTAATGTTTTTTCATCTTTATCCCAAACAGCATAATCCATTCTATCTCTACGTTTTGCTGTTGCTCTTGGATTTTTTGCATACAAAGAAGCTGTTCTTTGTTGAACATGACGTTGCAATATATTTGCTACATAATTGTTATCATTCCATTGACTATCATCATAACCTTTATAAGCGCTATCCATATCTTTTTTCATTTGCTTATATGCTTTTTCGTGAAATCCTTTTGCTGATTTTACAGCTGATTGCCAATGAGAAACTAAAGCTTTTCTTCTTTCTGTAGGCTCTGGTTTTTCTTCCTCAGATTTGGCAATAATTAATGTGTTTTCTTCGTGCATTACCAACCTCCAGTTGAATTATGTATTAAATCGTGTTTTTTTTGTTGTTCTGAATCCCATTTTACCCAAGCCATTGTTCCAACTTCTGGCATTTTATCTTTTTTAGATCTGTATCCACCTGGAGTTACAATTCTGTCAAGACCCATGCCTATCCAAGCTATAGTATCAACAAAATCATCATGTCTTGAGTTTGGAAATTTTAATAATTCATCAATAGCTTTTTGTGTCCATGCAGATACTTTAGGAAATTTAACTTTTTTCATAGCCATTCTGCCTAATATAGATTGCGCTCTTTGTACTTTATTAGCTACTGGCGTTACCTCGTCAATCTTACAATATGTTCTTTCTTCAGCCATTCTCTTCCTTAAAAATGGACGTATAGATTTAGATATATGTCCTTTTTCTGCCCACCAAATAAGTGGTTTGTGTTTCTTTATCAATTGTAGCATAGCGTTAACTACTTTGTCTGTAGATTGTTTCTCCCACCATGCATCTAATAAATAAATATCATCTTCTTCATCTACACCAATAACAAGTAAACAAGTTGCATCATTTCTAGTTCTATCAACACCAACAGCATGATCTGAAGCTGCATATATTCTTAAATTTTTAGGTAAATCTTTTTTATCATAATAAACAATATTAGATCTTTGGAACAAATCACCATCTTCTGGTGTTGGTCTTTGCTGATACAACGATGAAAAACCTCTTGAGTCTAATCTTCGTTGCGCTTCCATAAACTCATTGTCAAATCTTTCTGGCCATAACAGTTCGCCCTCTTTACGACCTAACGGATCATCTTCTTCTGCTATTGCTGGTAAATTAATTATTTTCCATTTACTAGCTTCTTCTTCTGTGTAATGTGGATTTGTAGGATCTGTTAATCTTCCTATTAAATCGTCCTCATGCCATCTTGTTTGCACAATAACTATTGACGCTGAAGCTGTCATAAGTCTTGTCATTAAAACTTGTGTAAACCATGTCCATAATTGTTCTCTTAATGTAGGACTACTAGCTTCTAAACTATCCTTTATAGGATCATCAAGTACAACAAAATCTCCACCACGACCAGTTATAGATCCACCACGACCTACAAAAACAGCCATACCACCACTACCAGTTTGAATTCTGCTTTTTGACGCACCACCTAATCTTAGTGTAAAATTAGGAAATACTGTTTTATACTGTGTAGATGTCATTATTGCTCTACAATCTGCACCAAAGTCTTTTGCAAAATCTTCATTATAAGTAGCAAATATAACGCTTCTATAAGTATCTTTACCTACAATCCAAGGTATGAATCGTCTTGATATAAGTTCAGATTTGCCGTGTCTTGGTGGCATACATACGATTAATCTAGGTATATGACCTTTTTCGACTTTTTCTAATACTTTAGCTAATGCTCTATGATGTTTAGCATCTTTAAATAATGACATATCTGTATTATTAAAGTCATCTGGATCTGGCATTGTAAATTTTGTAAATTTTAAAAAGTCAGTTCGAGATTCAATTGCTGCTTTTTGCCTTTTTGCAGCTAATATTTTTAACTCTAATTCATTTATTTTCTTAATATGATTCATTTAATGACTCTGCTTTGTCCTTAACTTCTTGATTTCTTCTTAACCAACCTTTGCCAAATACCTCAAATGTGCTTAAATCTCTATAAAATGCTTCTCTTTCTGTGCAAAGCGCAAGAATAATATCTTTTCTATCCATTTCTTTAACTTTTGCTATAGTTTGATTGCCAATCGCACCATCAACTGTAGCACCTACAACTTTTTGCAAGAATTTAGCTGCACGACCAGTTCCATGATTTACAGACATATCAAAAACAACATAATCAACGCCAACAGGCAAATCATCACATTTACATCTATCCCAATAATTTTTTTTGTATATTGGTTTAACGTCATCTTTTGTTAATTTCATCATATCTTGCTTATCAACTTCATATCCTAGCCAATCTTCATAAACTTTTTTTGTAACACCAAGATTTGTCATGCCACCTGGATCGCTTGGGTGATTTACAAAACCTCCCTCATGTTTTAAAACGTCATTGAGACAATTTTCAAAAAATTCACTCATCTTTTAATGCCAATTCCACAAATTCCTGTCTAATTTTACACATAATGCACTCATAAGTGCCGTCATTTAATTTCTTCAATACAGTTCTGCATCTTTCACACAACTTCATTTTTTACCTCTAAACTTATCAACGCCTTTTAAGCCTAGTCCAGCTAAAATCGTTATGTATAAAATGTTCTGATACCAGCTGGGGAGGTCATTTAGTCTGTTAAATCCCTCTTTTACGACATCTTCCATGCCAGGAATAAAAACTAATACAACTGGTATCAAAACAATTACTGTAATTATTTCGTCTTTCCACGAATTTTGCGTACTTTTTGCCATTATTAACTCCCACTTGGAGTCATTAGAAGCAGCTGTTTTCATAACTTCTGCTTCTGCTTCAGCTTTAGCTTTAGCTACAGCAGCTTTTCCTTTTGTTTCCTCAAGCTTTCTATCTAAAAAAGATGTAGCTAGGTTTGCAAGTGGTGTTAAAAACTGTATCATTAGGCCATCATTGTTTTTGCAATTTTACTTTGTTTTTTCTTCTTCTTTTTGCCTTTGTTTAATTTATCAAAATCAGCTTTAGTAATTTTGTCTCTTGGCTCTGCAACTTGTGCAATTTTATATTGTTTACCTTTCAGCATATGCATCTCCCTTTTCGTTTATATGTTCCTTAATGTTTGATAACTGCATAAATAATGGCGTTGTTTCACCAACCCATGAATTTAACGTGTTATAATCAATGTACTCATAAGCTTCATCTGGTGTCATTCCGTCTCTTTCTACCAGAATTTTTATGCACTTATCTAAGTCGTAAACTGCACATGGCTCTCTTGAATGTTGCATACAAGATGTTCCAATAAATGCGTCATCAAACCCTAATGCAAACTTAATCATTTTCCATTCCTATTCATAAAAGCTGACGCTCCCATATAAGCAGCTACTATTCCACCACCTGTGATGTAAAATAAATTCGATAGGTCGCTTAGCACCTTTACACGATCTAATGGCACAAAAAACATTGCTGCTGTAAATACTGCCATAGCTATAAGACTTGCTGTCGCCATTCTTCTTTGCGCTCTTTGTTTTCTTAAATCGTGTTCAAGTCTTTTAATTTCAGACATATGTGCAAACTCTTCATCGCTGACAATTCCGTCATTATTGGTGTCGTATTTTGCGTATTCACTTTTTGATTGTAATTTTTTTGCCATTAAAATAACCTCGTGCCTTTGTTTACTAAAGTGGCTTTGCACATACATTCATATTTACGCACCTGATCCCCAAGTCTCATAACTTGTCCATGAAGCTTGTTCTTAAAATACATACAATTATTTACACTCGAAAACTTTATATCCCCAGAATACTGCAAAGGCGAAGTCATGAAACACATCATAATGAACGCTGCTTTCATAAATCACCTTTAAGATATAATGCCCAGTAAAAGATACCAATACCACCTACTGTAAGCAGACATATAACAACGCTTGTTTTTACTAATAAATCTCTTTGTCTTGCTCTCTCTTCTAACATCTTTTTATGCTCTGCTCTGGCTTGTGCAATCGTTGCTTGAAGTCTTTCCCATTGCCCTGGAGTTCCATAAAGCATAAATAACGATTTCAGTTCTGCCTTTAATCTTTTTTGTTCCTCTTCTTTAAAGTGTTGCTCGATGGCGCTATCCATCAAACCACCAAAAATTCCTCTTTTCTTTCTTGCCTTTCCAAACCCTAACTCTGCTTCAGCCTTGGCGTATTTTTGCACAGCACCAGCAGCTGAATTTATATCTTTTCCCATTTCTATGCATTTTTTTATTGTGCTATGCGCAACTGTTAATGCAGAAAAAGCTGAAATAGGATCTATCAATATCTACCTCACCAACAAACCTATTAACAAAACAATTGTCGTACCAGCTGTGCCTATAAGTATATGCTCCAACCTTTTTATCCGTAATATTGTCTCCACCCAACGCTCATTTGTAAGAGCAATGTGCGTGTCCATTTGTGCTTTTACTTCTGTTACTGATGGTCTAGGCATATATTCTAATATTACACCCCACACTATGCTTTTATTTCTTGTGCCATGATAAAGCTAATAGCTCTTTCGTGTGTGTTACCATCGGCATCAGTTACTGTTCTATTTATATATAAAGTTCCAGTTCCACTCGTAGGATAATATGTATCAAATGCTAAATTATATGTTATTTGTGAAGTTGTATTATGTGCGCTATCAAAATAAGTACAATCTAATACCTCTAGCGTTGAAGATGCATTTGCATCGGTATAGGCATCAATAACAGTAGCAACTCCTACTCGTCTATTACCAGCTGGATCTGGTTTCATTGCCGTGCCATTTCTTAAATAATAAAACATATTATTTGCAGTCCAATAATTTTGATTATACTCAAGGTACACAGTCGACTGTAATTTAATAATAGAATTACTAAAAAAGGGAGTAATGTTTACTGCTACACCAGTAAGTGTTGTTTGAGTATTTGGACTAATTCCTGTTATTTGACTTGCTGTATCAATTTGTGTGTATTGTGTTTGTATAATACTACCACTTGGCATACTACTTGTTGCCAATGCACCTTGACCACTTCCACCAAAATTTAATTTTGTTAATGCCATAATCTATCCTATTAAATGTCCACTTGCTGAAGCAAAATAAT